AAGACCCATTATTTAATGGTACCTTCCGTGATGCCATAGTTACACGTTCTGAATGTGGACCTAGAACACCCCCCAACTCAAATAATGTCAACAAATATTCTCTTGCGGGTATTTGTACTGGTGAGTACAGCACTACTATCAATAGAAAACAGAGACTTAAAGCACAACGTAGTGGTAACCTTAGTTTAAAAGCATTCGGTAGTATCATTCGATCACCAGAGATTGAAGATATGAGATTCAAATATAGATTAGTTAAAAATGGTTCTGTTATACATCAAGATTCTATTCTTGTTGGTGACTGGCCAGTTGTCGGTTCTACTTTAACTGACTTTACTGTTGCCAAAGGTGATGTTATAAAATTCCAGATCGTTGAGATTCAAAGAGCACCACGTACAGGACTTGCCTCACTTGGGTTTGCTATCTTTGATCGCGATGATAATGTTTTTGAGAAACCATGGAACGTTGACCTTGGTAGTATGCCTATTACAGGTGAAGTAGAGCAGAGATCTCAGGTCACCTCAGATAATCCTAGGGTTGGTACTGAATCAGGACTATCAATCACCACAGGTGGTCGCATCAAAAAGATGAGCATTCGTTTGTGGGACATTGAGGCGAAAACATGGTCTAAGAAAGTAACTGTATGGGACAATGGTCAACTTGATACTAATGGTGCCAATGGTCAAGATACTAACTGGGGTGATACTTATTATGATGGTGATGAATGGTTTGGGTCGGGATTCTATGAGGGTGGTAACAGGGATCGTAGAGGTATTATTCTGAGTAGTAACATTGACAATAGGGGTAGATTTACTGGCAACCCAAACGTTAGTAATGGTCGTGGTATATTCTATAACTCATTGTTTGAACATGGTAGAGGATTGATTTGCAAACCAGCAAGTAATGTCAGGGGTGAGTTGAGTGCATACACACACCTATCTAATTCACATGGATTCATGGGGTGGTTTACTAACGCTAAGGTGAGTGGCAATTTCCAGAATGCAGTTAATGACTATGATGCATACTATGCAAGAGGTATCGATGACGTTGATACTCAGTCCAATTATCCTAGGGGGGTTGCGGTAAACAGCAACGGGCAGTATAGTAAGATGTCCTTTATGCATGATTATGTTTTAGGTCTGGTTGATTCAGAAGAAAGACTTTTGGATGAAGACGATCTAGGACCACAAGCAAAGGTTCGTGTTGCCTTCTGGCCTTATTCAGTTAAGTCCTCTACCATGAGTGCATCTGCACCTAGGTTTGGTAACTCTATATACTGGGCATGTGGTGTTGAGATGTTTGGTCTATTAGATCGGGGCACTTCATACCAGGCAGGTCAAACGTTTGACTTACATTGGCCTCCTATCCAACGACAGAAAGATATGTATGGTAACGCCAATGATGGTAGTCTACCTTCTCCTTTCTACCCTAGGGATAGTAACACAGGTGTTAAACTTCCGAATAGACTTAATGTCAATACTATTGGTACTGATATTAATGATAGGTATGAAAATACCTATGCACCTAAGGAAGTATTCTATCAAGAATCACATAACAGAGATTCTAATCTTTGGTACCTGTGTCAGACCGATAGAAAAGTTAAACGTATTAAATTTAGAATTGAAATTGAGGAAGTCGAATGAGTAAAGGATTTAGTGAACGAAACACAGACCGTTCGATTGTGGATGGTGTTAAGAAACTTACAGGTCTTCAAAAGATCTTGCGTAAGTACCCTGATGATCCTATCGGTCGTAAGAAGATGCTCAAACAGTGGAAGAAGTATCATTACGGGTGGATGGGTGAGATGGATCGCCTTGAACAGACAGAGGATCAACTAGAAAACATTCCACTAGCACTGGAAGAACTTAAAGATGTGATGCCTGACATGCCAACAGAACCCATTGAAGTTGATCAGGTTCCTACTCCCGAACAGGTTCAGCAGATCCGAAATGCCATCGGCAAAGACTAACGCTTGACAGAGGTTGGAGAACCTGCTATACTTTATAGGTAATCCACACGGAAGTGTTGGGACTCTAACCAAACTGGCACAAGGGAAACAATTTTCGGTCGTGTGGTATTATACATATAGGGCGTAACACAGTTACGTTTCTTAACAAACGAGAGAATGTCGATCTCTCTATCATCTGTGGGTTCAACTCCACAAGTAAACAAACTTTTAAATAAAATGATCAAATCTGTATTTGCAGCAACCGCTGCCCTTTCTGTCTCTGCTGGTGCCGCTTTCGCTGGACCCTACGTCAACGTGGAAACCAATGCTGGTTGGACGGGTTCGGAGTATAATGGAGCCGCAACGGACTTTCACCTGGGATATGAAGGTGCTCTTGGTGAAGATGCTTCCTACTACGTCCAGGGTGGTGCTACTCTGGTCAGTCCTGATGGTGGCGAAACCGATACCGTTCCTTCTGGTAAGGCAGGTCTGGGTCTGAGTCTGACCGAAGCACTGGGTGCTTATGGTGAAGTCTCATTCGTGGGCAGTGGCGACGACGACATCGATCGTGGTTACGGCGCTAAGTTGGGTGTGAAGTATTCCTTCTGATCTTCAAGATAACTTGATGCTATATAGGGGGAGCAATGCTCCCCTTTTTTAATCTTTATTAATAATTATCATGGCAAATAATCCTGGCGGCACAGTCATCTATACGAGACCTGGGTGTCCATATTGCACCAAGATCAAAGAGGTTTACAGAATGCGTGGTTGGACTTATAGTGAGCATGTTCTTGACCAGCAGTTCACTCGTACACAATTCAAGCAAGAGTTTGGTGCTGGTGCTACCTTCCCACAGGTATTGATCAATGGACAACGCATCGGTGGTTGCACCGAAGCAGTTAAGTATCTCCGTGAAAACTCATTTATCTAATGTCTGACATCAATGAAGAAGAACTCTATCAACTAATAGAAAGATCAATTGATCTTGCTATGACAGAGCAAAAGTTTCTCTTCAAATTATATCCATACTTGAAGATGAACAAGTGGACGAGGCGGCAGACTAATGTATTCATTGAGTCTACTACTGCTGCCAATCTAAACTTCACTGTCTTAGAGTTGGAAGACTACATTAAAGGTGGTGACAAACAGTTGCGAGAAGCATACGGTCACATTCCCAAACCAAAGGCACGTAAGATCAAGGACTACTTGTATAGTATCCTTGAAGACGCATGGAAGTACCATGCAGAACGTAAACCTGGTCGTAAACTTGGAAGTACGCTTACTAAAAAACGTACTAAATAATATTAACATAGGGAGAACCGTTATGGCAGATGCATCATTTCTTTACATCGCTTTCTTCCTAACGTTGGGAAGTTTTGCTTTGGGTTTCATCGCATCGTGGAACTTGAAGCATGTCTTTGACATCTGGGTTGATCGAGCGGACTATGCCAGAGTTGTCATGCATCCCGAAATGTATGATGAAAATGGAGAGTTGACAGATCAACCTCTCATCTACTTGCGCCTCGACGAAGAAGATGATATGATGTTAGACGAAGACGATTGAGGTCTAATGATTCTTGTTGATATGAATCAGGTCTGCATCAGCAACCTGATGGTGTCCTTGACAAGTACCGATTCTAAACTTAGCGAGCGACTAGTTCGCCATATGGTTCTAAATTCATTACGTTTCTATCGTAATAAGTTTCATAAAACGTATGGAGAACTAGTTCTTTGCTATGACAGTAAGCATTACTGGCGACGTAAGGAGTTCTCTTACTACAAAGGTACTCGTAAGCGGGACAGAGAGAAATCATCTCTCGACTGGAATGAAATCTTTGAAGTCTTGAATCATATTCGAGATGAGATCAAAGAGTTCCTTCCCTATAAAGTTATTGAAGTAGATGGTGCTGAGGCAGATGATGTGATTGCATCCCTGGTAAAGGACCAAGCACATCGAAACATCAGGTTGCAAAACAATATGCAACCACCACAGAAGGTACTCATCCTCAGTGGGGACAAAGACTTCCAGCAACTCCAACGATATAACTTTGTTGATCAGTTCAATCCTGTACAAAAGAAGTTTGTTGAATGCCTAGACCCTAAGAAGTATCTTCTCGAACATATTATTAAGGGTGATCGTGGAGATGGTATTCCCAACTATCTTTCTGATGATGATACCTTTGTTGCTGGTAAGCGTCAGCGACCATTGTCCAAAGTAAAGATCGAACGATGGTTGGAGATGGCACCTGAACAATTCTGTGATGACATTACTACTCAGAACTACGAACGTAATCAAAAGTTAATTGACTTTGATTACATTCCATCGCAGGTCAATGATGACATCCTAAATACATTTGAAACTACTGAACCTCCTGGTAGAGGTCAGATGTATGTTTACTTCGGTAAGCATGAGTTGAAAGAAATGCTAGACCACATTACTGATTTTTGAAATGAAATTACTTATCTCTGAGATCCTACAAAAGGCACACAACGCAAAGACTAAGGCAGAAAAGATTCAAATTCTGCAACAGAACAACTCAGCAGCGTTGCGTATGATCCTCATCATTAATTATGATGAATCCATTGTGTCACTCATGCCTGAGGGTGCTCCTCCATTCAATAAGAATGAAGCACCTGCTGGCACTGAACATACTAATCTGATTCATGAATCGCGCATCTTGCATCACTTCTTTAAGGGTGGTTCAAGTGTTAAACCAATGAAGCGTGAGCAAATGTTTATCCAACTTCTAGAAGGATTGCATCCTGATGAAGCAGATGTACTGATCAAGGCAAAGGATAAAGTCCTGGGCAAACGTTATAAAGTTACCAAATCATGTGTCCAAGAGGCATTTCCTGAAATCAACTGGGGGAATAGAAGTTGAAGATCATTCATGAAGATTGTGATCCTTCCATCTCATTAGACAAGACATTACCTTACACCGCATACCTAGTTGAGTATCTGATCGATGGTATCAGTCACTATGATATTTCTATTGCTAGAAACCAAGTAGAAATGTTTGATCATTACTACGACAAGTACAAGAAAGACTTTATTAAGTTCACTCAGTCAGAGGGTCGAGCAAACCCAAAACTATGGGGTTCCCAGCAAGAAACACCACCTAAGAAGAAGAAATGAAGAACTCTATGTACACGGTTCAACTGAATAAAGATGACAATTCAGAAAATCCCAGTGCAGAGACAAGAGACTTATCTGTTAGTATACTAACGGGGATTGCAGGTGTTATCTTTGCACCCTTCATCGTATGGGTGACGTGGAACTTATCTATGCCGTTCTTGTTTGGACTACCTGCTATTGGTTATGTCAAATCACTCGCTCTTTATATTCTTTTCCGAACATTATTTAAATGAAACCACAAGTATGCCTGATCTCTGTAACACCTGATGCAGAGAAAACTATTGGGTACATCGCACGAGTAAGCAACCCAGCAAATCAAACCAACCCTAAGGTTGCAGGTCTATTGAAGTATTGTATTCAGCATGGACACTGGTCTGTGTTTGAGCAAGCATCAATGACCTTGCAGATTGAGACGACTCGTGGTCTGGCAGCTCAGATCCTGAGGCACCGTTCATTCTGCTTCCAAGAGTTTTCACAACGCTATGCAGATTCATCTGCCCTCGGAGATAAGATCTCCCTGCCTGAGTTGCGTAGACAGGACACTAAGAACCGTCAGAATAGTATCAATGATGTAGATCCATTCTTGGTTCAGAAGTATGAGATCCTAATGCAACATCACTTTGAAAGTGGTATGGATCTGTACAAGAAGATGCTTGATGATGGTATTGCAAAGGAATGTGCTCGTTTTGTGCTCCCATTAGCAGTACAAACTAAACTTTACATGACAGGAAAT